CCTAAAGATGTTAATGGTGATTTACTTTTGGACGATATGTTAACAGAACAAGATCCACCTGCGGAAGAAGAAGATCCTTTTGCAGATACTGAAGAGACACCAGAAGAAGTAGAGGATACTACTACAGACACTGAAGAAGAAACTTTAGAAGATCCATTTGGTGACGTTGAAGGTGAAACAGAGGTTGGTGCAGATACTGAGGGTGAAACCGATCCTTTTGGTGATACTGAAGTTGAGGATGAGTTTGCGACTGAAGAACCATTAGGTAGTGAAGATACAGTAGAAGTAGATGTGACAGATATTGTTGATAAAACTGAAGAAACTAAAAATTCTGTAGATGGTGTAAGTACTAAAATGGATGATTTACTATCTAAATTATCTGAATTAGAGTCACAAGTTTCAGGAATGGATAACGTTATCAATAAAATCGATGACTTAGAAAAAGAAATCGAAAGACGAAATCCAACACCTGTGGAGAGGTTAGAAATGAGATCGATGGATTCATTCCCTTATAGTGTTAAATTAACTGATTATTGGAAAGATAAAGAAGGTTATGATGCAACAGAGGAGGAAGAAGAATTCACATTAACACAAAGTGATGTTGATAATTTTGATGAAAAAGAAATAAGGTCGTCCTTTGGTTCAGAAAAAGAAGAAGAAAAATAATTTATTTTATAATATCTAATAAAAACCCCACTTATGTGGGGTTTTTCTTTTACTACCTATTGACTTTTTGAAAAACTATACGTAATATTGTATATTATTAATTAAAAAATATATACAATGAGTAACAGTTTAGATGCTATTTTGGCTCAGTATGAAAAAAACACTGAACCAACTAAAAGTGGAAACAAAATGTCGAGTGAAGACAGACTTAAAAAGTATTTCACAGAAAAATTACCTAAAGGGGTAAAAACACAAACAAAAACTTTCAGAATCTTACCTACTAAAGATGGTAAGTCTCCATTTACTGAAGTTTACTATCACGAAAAAAATGTAAACGGAAAATGGGAAAAAATCTATTGTAACCATTTAAATGATGGTGAACATTGTCCATTATGTGAGGCGAAAGATGCACTATATGAGGATGGTTCTGAGAAAGCTAAAAACTTAGCGAAAGAATTCATTCCTAGAAAATTCTATGTAGTTAAAGGAATTGATAGAGAGAATGAGGATCATGGAGTTAAGTTTTGGAGATTTAAACACAAAAAGACAGGAGATGGTGTAATGGATAAACTAATCCCTGTGTTTAAACTTAAAGGTGATATCACTGATCCTAGAGAGGGTAGGGATATCATTATTACTTCAGGTAGGAATGATAAAGGTCATAGTGTAGTTAATTCTATTATGGCGGATGATGTAACTATTCTTACTGAGAATAAAGAATATGCAAACGAATGGTTTAATAATGAAGAAACCTATAGGGATGTATATGCTAAGAAATCTAATGAATATTTAGAAATAGTTGCCACTAACAAAACACCTATTTGGGATTCTGAACAAAAGAAATTTGTTGCGGAAGAGGATAAAGAAGAAAAAGAAACCGCTTCATTATCTGAAGAAATAAATATGATGAGAACTGAAAGTACAAAATCTTTTGAGTCTGAATATAACAATGGTAATAATGAAAATATTAATAATGATGTTGAAGTATCATCCTTAGATGATGATGATGAACTACCATTTTAATTAAAGTATGGCAAAGAAACCACTAAAGAAAAAAGCATCTGATTTTTCGTCTATAAGAAAGAAGTTTTCCTCTAGTGATAAGTACAAAGAACAAAAGTACTTTGATCTAGGGGAAGCCTTTCAGAAGGCGACAGGAATACCAGGTCCTGCTATGGGTCAGATTAATATGCTTTTAGGACACTCAGATACTGGAAAAACAACCGCACTAATCAAAACTGCGGTTGATGCGCAAAGAAAAGGTATTTTACCTGTTTTTATCATTACAGAACAAAAATTTAGTTTTGAACACGCCAAACAAATGGGTTTAGAAACTAACTATGTTGAAGAGGTTGATGAAGAAACAGGTGAAGTTATCGGTTATTGGGATGGATTTTTATTATATAAGTTAGGGTTTGATTATATTGAACAGGCATTTGACTATGTAACAGAAGTTCTAAACGCCCAAAAAAATGGTGAAATACCACACGATATTGTTTTTTGTTGGGATTCTATTGGGACTATTCCTTGTGAAATGTCATATAATGGAAAAGGAGGAAACCAACATACTGCTAGGATAATATCAGAAAAATGGGGTATGGGTATGGCACAGAGAATAACGTCTTCTCGTAAAGTAACATCAGACTACACCAATACTATGGTATTTGTAAACCAACCTTGGGTAGAGTTACCTGATAATCCATTCGGACAACCTAGAATACAACCAAAGGGGGGTCAGTCAATTTACTTATCTTGTGCGTTAGTATTCTTATTCGGAAACCAAAAAAGTTCAGGAGTATCAAAACTAAATGCCACCAATAAGGGTAGAAAAGTTAATTTTGCGATAAGAACTAAAGTTGGTATCCATAAAAACCATATGAATGGTTTGGGTTATGCGGATTGTAGAATTCTCGCAACTACACATGGTTTTGTTGAAGACGATAAGAAAGCAATTGATCAATATAAAAGTGAATATAAAGATTATTGGGCAGAAGTTTTCGACTCAGTAGGTGATGATGTTATGTCTTTTGATATCGTAGAAGGAGACGCAATTGAAACACCCGTTGATTATTCAGATAATTGATTGTTTAACGTTTAATCAATGATGAGTGAGAATTCCAAGTAAGAAAAAAAGAATCCAAAGAACATTATTAGTTGACGGAGACTCGTTGTTAAAAACCGCCTATCATGGGGCTAAAAATCTTTACTATAAAGAAACCCATATAGGTGGTATTTTTCAATTCTTAACTATGGTTCGTAAAATGTTGAATGAAAACAAATTCGACAGAGTATACGTATTTTGGGATGGACAATTTAGTGGTAGACTAAGATACGATATTTACAAAGACTATAAGTCTAATAGAGACAAAGATTTCTATAACGAACAACCACCATCAGAAATAGATTTATATTTACAGAAAGAAAGATTATATTCTTATCTTGAAGAGTTATTTATAAGACAATACAGAGATGATATTGTTGAGGCAGATGATTCTATAGGTTATTATGTAAATAATATCTCTGAGGACGAAAGAGTGGTTATTATGACAAGAGATAGAGATCTTTGTCAACTAATCAATGAAAAAGTTTCAGTTTACGATTTAAATCTTAAAAAGATAGTTACAGAAGAAAACTATTTAGTAGATTTCGATCACCACCCATCAAATTTAAAACTAATAAAAATGATATCTGGAGATGTTAGTGATAACATTAAAGGTATTGTTGGTGTAAGTGAAAAAACATTGGTGAAATTTTTCCCTGAAATTATGGAAAAAACTTTGACTTTGGAATATATTTTTAGTAAAATTGAAGAAATTCAAAAAGAAAGAAAAAATAGATTGAAAACATTAGATAACATATTAAATAAAGTTACCAAAGGATCACAAAAAGAAATGATTTATGAGGTTAACGAAAAGTTAATAGACTTATCTAATCCATTATTAACTGAAGAGTCTAAAACAGATTTAGATCACTTATTTAGTACTACTATGGATCCTGAAGGTAGAGACACTAAGAATGTGATTAATATGATGATAGAGGATGGGTTAATGTGGGCAATACCAGGTGGTAGAGAAGGTTATATAAATTTTTTACAACCATTTTTATCTATAATTAAAAAAGAGAAAAATTATTTTAAAAAAGTAAATGTATAAAATATGAAAAAGAAGTATAAAAGTTACCCTTATGAATTTCTGTTTATGATTAATGGAAATCCTATTGTTGGAAGAAACTTCCCAGTAAACAATTTCAATATAGAATCGTTAAAATCTTATGAAATAAAGGAACTAGTTAGTGGAGTATCAGATATGATTAGAAATTTGTTTAAAGAACGTACCTACGATTATATGGAAAGATATAGTAATTATTATTCTACTAGTACTGAAGAAGAAACAAAAAGTGTGGACATTTACGAAAATGAAGATTTCTTTTCTATACAGATTAAGTATAAAGGTAGAGTGGTTGCGGAAAGAATTTTTAGTGGTAATGACTACCCACCTAATGTTAGATATGATGTCGACATAAGAAAAATTATACCTAAAATCATCGATTATTTGCAACAGGGGTTGAGTGATAAAAATTATACAAAAAATTATTGCGGTTATCAACTTGACGACATATTTATTAATAACTAAATCAGATAAAGAATGGCGAAAAATGAGAGTTTAAATTTAGGTTATTTAGGATATAGTTTCCAAGTAAAATTAGTAAAACAATTAGTAGAGGATCATAAGTTTTCTGAGAGTATTATTTCTATTATCGATCCTAATTATTTCGACAACGAGTACATGAGACTCGTTGTTGCATCTATAAAGGATTACTATGAAAAATATGAAACCATTCCGTCTTATGAAACTATCTTTAATATAGTAAAGAGTGAAGTTAGAAGAGAAATTGCCAGAGAATCTGCTACTGAACTTATTAAAGAGGTTAGAGAATCTGAAAATAGAGACTGTTTACACACACAAGATGTTGCCATTAAGTTCTGCAAACAACAAGAACTTAAGAAGGCTACTCAAAAAATCCAAAAAATTCTAGATGTTGGAGATTTTGATAGATATGATGAATGTGAAGAATTAGTTAAACAGGCTATATCGGTAGGAACAGAAAAAGACGAGGGTGTTGATATCTTTCACGCTATTGAAGAAGTTTTAGCTGATGATTTTAGAGATCCTATACCGACAGGATTGGTAGGTATTGATAACCTTATGGGTGGAGGTTTATCTAAAGGTGAGTTGGGTGTTATACTTGCGGCGTTCGGTGTTGGTAAAACGACATTAATTACTAGAATGGCGAACACTGCGTATTTAGAGGGTAAGAACGTAGTACAAATTTTCTTTGAGGATAATGTTAAAGTTATTCAAAGAAAACACTTAACATGTTTTACTGAGATAGAACTAAGTGAGTTGGGAGAAAGAAAGGAAGAAGTAAAAGAACTACTACCTAGATTCCAAAACTTAGAGGGTAATCTTATACTTAAGAAGATGTCAAGTGATGGTACTACTATCCCACATATCAAACAATATCTACGTAAATTAATTTCTAGTGGTATAAAACCAGACATAGTATTTGTTGATTACATCGATTGTATCCAACCCACTAAACAATTCAAAGATGAGTATAGTGGAGAAGGAAATGTGATGAGACAATTTGAAACTATGTTATCGGAGTTAGATATTGCTGGGTGGACTGCGGTACAAGGTAACAGAAGTGCAATTGGTGCAGACTTAGTAGAGGCGAATATGATGGGTGGTTCTATTAAGAAAGGACAAATCGGTCACTTTATATTATCAGTTGCGAAGACATTAGATCAAAAAGAAGAAGGAAGGGCGACATTAGCCATCTTAAAATCTAGATTTGGTAGGGACGGAGTTGTTTTTGACGACATTGTATTTGACAATGGTACGTTAACTATCGACACTAGTGAAAGTACAGATGTATCACTATTACAACATGGAAAAGGTCAGAAAAAGAAAGAGTCTGATTTCATTAGTGAGACGATAGCGAAGAAGAGGAGTACATTAAATAATAATTAAAATTAGTAAATGGGGATTTTTTAAATGGTTTACTCATATAAATCATAAAGGGAAATACACCCCCTAAAAAAAAGAAAAAAAAATTAAAAAAATGGAGTTGTCAAACAAAATATTATCAGACATTACCGTACATATGAAGTACGCAAAATTTCTCCCAGAAGAAAATAGGAGAGAAACTTGGGAAGAGTTAGTAACGAGAAATAAAGAAATGCATCAAAAGAAATATCCTAATATTAAGGACGATATTGAAGAGGTGTATAAAATGGTATATGATAAGAAAATATTACCTTCTATGAGATCATTACAATTTGGTGGTAAACCTATTGAAATATCTCCTAATAGAGTATATAATTGCGCATATTTACCTATTGATCATGTTGACGCATTTTCAGAAACAATGTTTTTATTATTAGGTGGTACAGGTGTAGGGTTTTCAGTACAGAGACATCACGTTGAGTCTTTACCTGACATTAAGAAACCAAATCCAAATAGGAGTAGAAGATATCTAATAGGTGATTCTATTGAAGGATGGGCAGATGCAATTAAAGTATTAGTAGAGTCTTATTTCGGTGTTAAATCATCTACACCTATATTTGACTTTTCAGATATTAGACAAAAAGGTGCGTTGTTGGTTACTTCAGGTGGTAAAGCACCAGGACCTCAACCACTAAAAGATTGTATTCATAATATTAAAAAGGTATTAGACGCTAAATCAGATGGTGATAAACTCACACCTATTGAGACACACGATATTATATGTCATATTGCAGACGCAGTTTTAGCGGGTGGTATCCGTAGAGCGGCGTTGATTAGTTTATTTAGTGCAGATGACGATGAAATGATTTCTTGTAAGTCAGGTGCGTGGTGGGAACTTAACCCACAAAGAGGTAGAGCTAACAATTCAGCTGTATTACTAAGACATAAAGTAACTAAAGAGTTTTTCTTAGATTTATGGAAAAGAATTGAACTAAGTGGTGCAGGTGAACCAGGAATTTATTTCTCTAATGATAAAGATTGGGGGACGAATCCCTGTTGTGAGATAGGTTTACGACCTTATCAGTTCTGTAACCTATGTGAAGTAAATGCTTCAGATATAGAGTCACAAGAAGACTTTGAGAAAAGAGTTAGAGGTGCGGCGTTTATAGGTACATTGCAAGCAGGATACACAGACTTCCATTATCTTAGAGATGTATGGAAAAGAACTACACAAAAAGACGCATTAATCGGTGTAGGGATGACTGGTATCGGATCAGGTGTAGTGTTAGGTTATGATATGAAATCTGCGGCGAAAGCGGTTAAAGAAGAAAATCAAAGAGTTGCTAAGTTGATAGGTATTAATAAAGCTGCTAGGACAACTACAGTTAAACCATCGGGTACGTCATCTTTAGTTTTAGGGACATCTTCTGGAATTCATGCGTGGCATAATGATTATTATATCAGAAGAATCAGAGTTGGTAAGAATGAAGCAATTTACACTTATTTATCTATTAACCATCCAGAGTTGGTTGAGGATGAAATTTTCCGTCCACATGACACTGCAGTTATATCTATTCCACAGAAGTCACCAGAAGGTTCTATTTTAAGATATGAGTCACCTTTTGAATTATTAGAGAGAGTTAAAAAGGTTTCTAAAGAATGGATTAAGTTTGGACACAGAGGTGGACAAAATACGCATAACGTATCTGCAACAATTTCTTTAAAAGAGGAAGATTGGGAACTTGCAGGGGAATGGATGTGGAATAATAGAGAACATTATAATGGTTTATCAGTTTTACCTTATAATGGAGGAACATACCAACAGGCCCCGTTTGAAGATTGTACTGAAGAAACATATAACACAATGATGAATTCATTAACTAGTGTTGATTTAACTAAGGTTATTGAATTACAAGATAATACTAACCTATCTGGAGAAGTAGCTTGTGCAGGTGGGGCGTGTGAAATAGTTTAAGTTATGACTGTAAATGCAAGTAACGATTGGGTACAACAATTATATGTGAGGGAGTTTGGGAACAAACTCCTTCCTTCTGATTACTACTACGACAAAGATGGTAGAATGGTTATGACTGAATCATATCATATAAGAAGAGGTAGATGTTGTGGTAATGGATGTTTACATTGCCCGTATGATCCAAAACACGAAAGAGGAAATACGAATATAACAAAGTAAGTTTAAAATCTTATAAAGTATTTAATAAAGTCAGACTAAGTTCTGACTTTTTTTATTTTACCATTTCTTTTAAAAAAAGATATAGTACAATATTTATATACAAATGGCAAAGACTAGATATATAAATATTGATTTTCCTTTTAAAGATAGTAGAAAGGGTTTTTACTTTCAATTAAATCAAACTGATCGAGATGCAATTAGGGCGGATTTATTACATTTATTATTAACTAATAAAGGTGATAGATTATATTTACCTGATTTTGGTAGTGATTTAAGAAAGTTCATATTTGAACCTAATGATAGTATAACACACGATGATATTAAAAAAAGTTTAAACGATAGTATATCT